GCTCGGACTTGGCGTCGATCGACGGCTCGGCGATGGCAGCTGCGTCGATAGCCGAGTCTTCCATCAGCACGGCACCACGCATGTCGTGGACCTCGGTTTCATCGAGGATGCCGAGTCCGCAGATGCTCAGTGTCACGCGGCGCTTGGCCTTGGTGCAGGCTTTCATGATGGCGTTGGCGCGGGCCTCGCCGCGTAGTGTGCCGATGACCACGGCGCCGACGTCGGAGTCCTTGCGGCCGGTTTTGTCGGTTGCCGAGGCTTCGACCACGTAAAGGTCGCCGTCGATCTCTTTGCTGACGATCTCAGTGCTGATGCCGTCGAGCTTGCGAAGCTGGTCGGCGCAATCGCGGGTAGCGTAGAGCACGACCTGGCCCTGGAACTCCATGAAGCGGAACGGCCGGGTGAGCGGGTTCAGGCCCCGGCTGCGGCAGACGGCGACCATGTATTCAACGCGCTGCTTGGACGAAAGCGCCTTGAGGTTGCCGGTGCCGATGACTTGCTCAAGCGTGCCGTCACTGACGACGGGAGCGATCGCGTTCATTGGACGTGTCTCCAGTTGCGACGGTTGCGGATGTGGTTGATGGCGCCTTTGCTAAGGCCAAGCTGGGCGGCCCATTCTGTGTCCGGCTGCGCCGAGGAACGGATAAGGCGGACGATTTCTGGGGTGAGCATGCTTCGCCCGAAGCGCTCGCCCTTTGCCTGCCTATCCTTCGCGACCATATCGGCGGAGTTTTCCGCCCGCGTTCCCAGGAACAAGTGCGCCGGATTGACGCAAATCTTGTTGTCGCAGCGGTGACATACGGCGAGCGACTTTGGTGGCTTCTGGACAAATAGTTCGTAGGCTGCGCGGTGGGCCAATCCGGTCTTGCCGTTCATCCAGAACGAGCCGTAGCCCTCGCCGTATCTCGCGCCGGTCCAAAGCCAGCAGCCGTTCGGCTCTGGGCTGTAGTTCCGCCTGAACCTCGTTGCCGCGTCGTTATACTGAGCGCGGCATGCCACTGAGCAAAACGTGGCTTTGTATCCTTTAGCCACGTCCGATTTCCATCGCATGGTGATGGTGCCGCAGGCGTCGCATGTGACGCTCAACTTCGGAGTGCGCGGATAAACCCCTTTCGGCATCACACGCGGCGAACCGTGATGATTGGCGCCGTGTTTCCGAAACTCGCGCCGGGGACTTCGGCGCCTTCCTTGAGGGCGGCGGCGATTGCGAGGAGGTTCGGCTCGCTCTTGGTGCGGACGTAGCGTTCGGGCAGCAGCGCCATATCGCTGACGACCACGCGGGGGCGGCCGGGGACTATGCTGACGGTGAAATCCTCGGCTATGAGCGTCTTCAGCCCGAGCGTTTCCATCGCATCGCGCACCGCTGATCGGCAGGCATCGCCGCGGGCCTCGAAGCGGGCTTGACGCTGTTCCAGCACCTTGCGGTGCCGGGCGAGCGCATCCGCAAATAGTTCGGCTTCGACGCCGTGGCGGATGATGGCGCGGAGCTGGTCAAGGACGTCGGTCTGCCCGTCGAGCGTGTCGGTGAACAGCGTTTCGTCCGTCGCCATGTCCGGCTCGATGGCAAGGAGTTGCTCGCGCAGGCGGGCGAGCCAATCGAGGTCCGGGGCGCTGTGCTCGTTCATGCCGCGCGCTCCTCGGCTACGAGGGCGAACCCGGCCTCGGCGATCTGCTCCATGAGGTCGGCGACCGCCTCGGCCTCGGTGGCGCCACGGCCGAGCGGCTGGCCGGAGGCATCGTAGTTGTCCTGATACGCACACCAAGTTTCGTCGACGGGCGCGTAGCCTGTGGTATCGGCATGGGTAATTATCCGGGTCATGCTACGTGCGCCCATGTTTTACGAAACCTTGCGCGGCTAATGGCGATTTCACTTACGCCAAACCGTCTCGCCAGCGATCGCCCGGTGTCGGCGCTAGATCTGATTTCCACGACCTCACTGGCTGTGAGTTTGGCTCGACCGTTTCTCTCGCCCCGGCGGGCGGTGCCGTGCGCGATCTGGTCAGCTTTGTTTTGTTTCGATGTGGCCCAGCGAAGATGTTGTGGATTGACGCAAGCGCGCACATTGCAGGAATGCGCCGCTTCGTGCCGGGGTGACGGCGGATCGCCATGAATATGCTGGCAGACAAGGCGACTGACCTTGTGCTGTTTGCCATTTATCCTGATTTGGCTGTAGCCGTTTGATACTTTGCCATACGGCCAGAGCAGGCATTCGTCGCTGCGATGCGTCAGGGCCTGTTCAAAGAATTGCATCGGCTCGCCGTTAAAGGTGATTCCAGCGAGCGGATCGCCGTGGCGCCGAAGCCGCGCATAATGCGCGAGGCAAAGTCCACGGTGCGCCGCCGGCTTCTGACACTCTGTAATGGAGCAGATCATGGTGCTGCCCTCACGCGGCGGCGTAGGCGCTGAACCAGGGCTTGCGCTCGGCTTCGATGGCGTCGGTGATGACTTCGAGGTGGCCGAGGCGCTCGTTCAGTTCGTCGATGGCGGCGACGATCTGGTCCTCGATCTGGCTGTCGGTGCAGGCGCGGTATGCGCTGTCGAGGCCGGCGAGGGCTGCCTTGATGGCGGCGCGGGTGGTGTCTACGGCGAACTGATCGTGTGCGTTCATGGTCTGGCTCCTGGCATGGCGCGGCGTGGCGCCCGGTTGGTGTGCCAGGAGATTTAGACGCAAAAGCTATAGAGTGCAAGCCTGTTTTAGCTGTTCCCGAGAATTATTTTGCCGTAGCGGCTAAGTATCTCGGGGCGTCTGGAGCTTGCGTGCCAGCATGGTCTCGCCGAAGCGCAGCCACTCATCGATGGTGGCTTCGGTGGACTGGGTGAGGATGCGGTGGGCGCGGATCAGCCGCTCGGCGGTCTTGCGATCGACCGGGTCCAGGGTCAGGGCAATAGCGGGCACGCCGTAGGCTTTGCCTAGGAGTTCCAATTCGCGCATCCCTACAGCATTCACCCCCTTTTCCCATTTCTGGACCGTGGTGAAATGCCGGCCAATCTTGGCAGCGACCTGCTCCAGGGTAAAGCCGAGAGTCGTGCGCCATTTCTTCAGGTAAGCCGACATAGCGCGAGGCTGGCCCCGAAAGGGGGGGCGGTCTAACGCTGTCTCGTCTAGATGGCGGCGTTGTCGGCCATCGTGCGCTTGACCCCTTTTTGATTGAACGTCTAGCATGTGGGGATGACCCTCCGAGAATATCGCACGCGCGCGGGTTTGACCCTGGAGCAGATGGGAATGCTGCTCGGTGGGGTGCATTTCACGACCGTCCAGAAGTGGGAGATGGGCATCAACGTGCCCGACGCGATCGCGGTGGCCCGGATCGAACAGGTAACCGGCGACCAGGTTCGCGCGTCCAGCTTCAAGCGGCGTGCCAAGACCAAGCGGCGTCCGCGCGGTGCCAGGCCGAAGGCAACGGAGGAGCAGGACCGAGGGCGCGCGCATGGTTGAGCGGTCAAAGCAGCCGGAAGTCTCATATTGTGCCAGTCGTTCCCCATTCGCCGCAACAGCTAAATGTGGCAATAGGACCATTGGGCCGCGCCGTGCAAGTGACAAACGCAACAGGCGCTACCGGCAATGTAACGCGGAAATAACGCCATGAGCGCGGCCCGCGCCCCGTATCGCACCAAAGGCTGGCCCGCGGCGGACGACGCGAAGTTGCGCGAGATGTGGGAGGCGGGGACGTATGTGCGGCGCATTGCCATGGCGCTTGGGCGCAGCCGCTCCACCATCATATGCCGGGCGCGCAAGATAGGGCTCGGGCCGCGGGCGCAGCCGGTGACGGCGATGGCGAACGTCGAGCGGATAGCGCCGGACGCACGGACGCCGGTGCAGCTCCCGATGCTCCCCGATCCGGGGCCTGCGGGGCGTCCCAAGCAACCCCTGCGGTTGTGGCTGGTGCCGACCGGACCACCCCGTGAATGCCAATGGCCACAGGGCGAGAAGCCGCGCATGCGGTTCTGTTTCAAGCCGGCGTTTCCGGGGCGGCCATACTGCTTCGTTCATAGTCAGATTGCATATATCGGCTTCGGGCGGCCGCGATCCGAGAACACATGGGTGCGGTGGTGAGCGGGCTTCCCCTGTTCGGCGAGCGCCCGCGTCCGCCGCTGCGGCTGACCGAGCGGAACAAGCCCGAGCACGAACTCCAGAAGGAAGTCGCCCACGCCCTGCGGATCATGCTGCCCCGCGAGGCGTTCCTGACCGCGATCGACCACGCCAACAAGGCCAGTGGCAAATTCGGGGCTCGGCTCCAGGGCAGGGGTGCGGTGAGCGGACTGCCGGATCTGTGGATCATCTGGAAGGGGCAGTCCTATTGCATCGAGCTAAAGCGCAAGGGCGGACGCGTTTCTGATACGCAACAGCTTTGCCATGAGCTGCTGCGGCGGGCCGAGGCGCGGATTGCGGTTTGCCATTCGCTGGACGAGGCGCTCGACGCGCTGCGGGCTTGGCAAATTCCATTACGAGGACGGGTGGCAGCATGACCGAAACCTGGCCGCTTGCCGCGCTCCTGCTCGATGAGGAATTGCAACCGCGTGCGGCGATCGACCGCACGGTGCTGGAGAACTACGTGCAGTTGCTGGTGGATGGCGTGCGCTTTCCGCCGGTGGTCGCGTTCCGCGATGACCAAGGTCCGATCAAGGTCAACGTGCTGTGGCTGGCGGACGGGTTCCACCGCTGGCACGCGCACAAGGTCATCGAGGCGGACGGCATCGAGGTGGATGTCCGCACAGGCACGCGGCGGGATGCGCTGCTCTATTCGCTGGCGGCGAACGCGAAGCACGGGTTGCAGCGGGGCGCGACCGATTACAAGCGGGCATACGAGATCGCATGTCGGCATGAATTGCTGACCGACCCGGCTGATGTTGAAGCGGTGGCGGCGCTACTGCGCTGCTCCGGTCGGTGGGCAGAGAAACTGACGGAAAAGGCGCGAGAGGCCGACAAGGCGGAACGCGACGCGAAGATCGTCCAGTTGAAGGGCGAGGGGAAGACGCACCAAGAGGTCGCCGATGCTGTCGGCGTGTCGCCTCGCACTGTGGCCACCGTGCAGAAAACGAACAGTGCGGAAACTGCACGAACTGCTCCAGCCAACCCCAACCAGGCGGCGAGGGAGCAACTGGCCGAGCTGGCCAGCCCCGAGGCACAGGCGTGGTCGGCGGCGCTGCGTGCCCTGCGCCAAATCAATGAACAGCTTTCGGTCGAGGAACTGTTTGATGCTCGATACATGGGTTTCGACCGTTCTTTCGGCCCGGCCCTGGATGATGCGTTTGCATGGATCACAGAATTGCACAGGAGGTTTGGCGATGAGCGGGATCGGCGCCGACGTGCGTGACATCGTGCGTGAGTTGGACCCGGACGGCGGCGGCTACCACACCAGCGAGGCGGCAAGCCTGCTGATCCACCGCTATGTCCTGGCCGGGATCTGCAACGCGGACGGCGATCCGAAGCCCAAGGTGCGGGCACTGATGCGGCTCGGAGCCGGCGTCGCCTTCAAGAGCTACAAATCGGAAAGCCATGAGGAGCGGAAGCAGCGCGAGCGTGCCGCGGAGTGGGTAGACAACGGACAGCGTGATTTCGGCGAGACGTACGAAGATTTCGCCTTCGAGTGGCTGCGGGTTTACGCGGCATGGGATGAGGGCGAGACGGCCGAGCGGAAGATGCTGATGCGGATGACACTGCCCGAAGTGCAGGCGGTGATCGCGCTCAAGCGCAAGAAGGCGGCCGAGGCGACAGCGGTGGCCAACCGGCTTCAGGACATCATCGAAAAGAACCTGCACTGGCACGACGAGCCGTCGCTGACCCTGGCGGATATTCTGGGCATTTGGGAGTGAACACCGCCCCGCTTTCGCAGCAGTGCCGCCGCATCGTGGCGCTTCAGCAGGAGCTGTGCGCGACGCTGGACGACAGCGACTGCACCTGGGGCGAAGCGGTGAGCTGCGTGGGGTTCGCGCTGTCGGTGCTGCTCGACCGGCACCCGGACGAGGGGGAGCGGGTGGCGATGGCGGCCGAAGTGGGCAAGCGGCTGATCAACGGCGCCTGGACGCGGGGATCATTCGGGGAACGGGAGACGATGCAATGAGCGTTGCCGCAACGCGTGCGATGCCGCAATATGCCAAACGCCCGGCCGCTGGAAACGGTCGGGCGCCTGGAATGGAAATCACTCAGCGCCAGAGCGGCGCGCAGGATGGGCGAGTTGCTTCCCCCATTTTGCACAACGCTCCGGGCTGGTCAACCGGAGTTGTGCCTATGTCTTCGAACGATAACGGGTTCAGATGGCGGTCGCCGTCTGGCTGGCATGACAATGCCATGCGCCGCGACGCTGGCCACGATGCAATGCAGCTCGCGATCCTGGATTATCTGCAAGATCTGGATTTTCTACAAAATCAATACGATGAGTCCCGCAAATCTAGATACCACTACACAAGAAGCACACAGATGGAATACCCGCTGGTTGTCAGGGGTAAGCCCGTGGCCTTTGCCGATATCATAACCATTCACAACAAATATGCCGACAATCAGTTGGTCCTTTCATATTATGAAATATATGAAATCAAGCCGGTAATTCACAGCATTGGCGCGATTATTCGTCAGTGCACGGCGCTTGAACTGGCTGGCGAGCGGACCCTGGCAGACCCAGGTTCTAGGGAAGGAGCGCGGGTTACTGTGCATTTGGTGGTTAAATCCACGGATCCGAAATTGGCTGCATTGCGGCAAGTCTACGAACCCTGGACATGGACCGGCGGCGATCTTTACCGGCCGGGTGAGCTTTGCGCTCCGGGGGAAGAATCATGAGCACTCCCCACATTGCATGGGCATTCGCGCAGCGTGACCTGACGGCGGCGCAGCGGGTAGTTCTGATCGCGTTGGCCGAGCGGGCGAACGGGGAGCGCACATGCTTTCCGTCGGAGGAGACGCTGGCGCGGGATTGCGAGCTGTCGCTGCGCTCGATCGCGGCTGCGGTGAAATACCTGGCCGGCCAAGGCCGCGATGATGCGCGTCGGCTGATTGAGATCGTCAGCAACAAGGCGGAGCGCGCTGCGATCCTCGCAAAAGCGGGGGCCAGCATCTCGGCAAGAGTGAATGTTTACCGTATCTTGCGGCCAGTCGATGGTGCAAAAAATGCACCCACGAACGGGCATGATAGTGCAAAATCTGCATCTATCCCCCGCGATAGTGCAAAATCTGCACGTCAGACCCCCTCGGATAGTGCAAAATCTTCCAATCAATCATGCAAAAAACAGCAGTTTGAGCATGCACCGTTTGCACACGAATCCCTTAATGAATCCCTACATGAAAAAAAGAGGCAGCCGCAGGAAGAAAAACCTACGGATGTGAGGGGTTCGTCAGCAGCCAGCGGTGCCCGTCCCCAGCAGCCGAAGCAAGCGGCTCAGGAAGCGCAGCAAGCCCCGCCGACCGAGCCTGACGAAGAACCCCGCGCCAACTTCGAGAGCGCCCACCAGTCCGTCGTGGCCGCCCTCTCGGCCCTCGGCGCAACCTACCGCCCCCGAGCAGACAGCCCGACGCTGCCGCCAATGCCTCGCCTTCCCCCGCAGCAACGGATTTCCCCGGCCGAAACCCAGGCCGAGCCGGTGCCGAATGCCCAACGCATGGAGGCGCTGAACATCGTCGGCAAGCTCGGGCGCCGCCTGGGCCACCGCGAATACGCCCAAGGCCGGGGGCCAGCTCTCACGCCCGCCGAGCAGATCGCCGCAGCCCAAGCGCCGCCAACCATCACCGACATTCACCCGGCCGTGCTGCCCGCCGTCCTCGCCGCCCGCCGCGACCTCATCGAGCGCGCCAGGCAACGCATGGCGGTCCACGCATGACCCGCGCCGCCATCATCGTCACCTGCCCCAAATGCGGCCGCCCACGCCTCTACGGCCACGACTGCGGCTATTGTGGGGATCCGAACCCAGAGGCGGCACTGATCGCAGCCGCAAATTCGCCCGTAGAGCGGTTCCAGAGCATCGGGGGCACGCAATCACCGGCAAACGTCCGCATCGCCCTGTACGGGCATCTGTGGGGCTGTACGGGCCATGTCAGCCGCAACCCGGAGGGCGCAGCGCCATGCCGCCAGTAAACCCACGCATCCCAGCCGACGAAGACAAGGGCACCGACTGGAAGTCGCTCGCCCTCCCGCGCATCTACCCCAACACCGCCGATCCGCGCATGCCCGTCATCCAGCCGCAAGCCGACCAATTCCATACCCCGGACTGGGGCACCACCCCGCCCCCACCCGAAGTCTGGGCCGCCGCATTCAACAGCCAAGCCCCACCCGCAACCGCACCCCTCTGGTCCTGGGAAGCACTCAACGCCGCACGCCAACCGGTGGGCAATATCGATCCGCGCATGGTCGTCCCCGTCCCCACCGACCAAGGCTACATCCGCCCCGCGCAGATCAACCCACCGCCCGAGGTCAGTCTGGCCAACGCACCACAAAACCCGCTGCTTCAACAGCTTATCGCACACATCCTGCGAACCGGCGGCCGAATATGAACGCACCCGCACAGCTCCAGGTCATCTACCGACCCACCGCGTCGCTCACCACAGCCGAGCGCAACCCGCGCACGCATTCCGACGCCCAAATCCGCCAGATCGCCGCGTCCATCGCCGCCTTCGGCTGGACCAACCCCATCCTCGTCGACGAACACGCCCGCATCATCGCCGGACACGGACGCTTGGCAGCCGCACAGAAGCTCGGCATGCCCCAGGTGCCCACCATCACGCTGGCGGGTTTGGATGCTGCCCAGCGCCGCGCCCTCGTCATCGCCGACAACCAACTCGCACTCACCGCCGGATGGGACGCCGACCTCCTCCGCACCGAACTGGAGGCGCTCAAGGAACTGGAGTTCGACCTGGACCTGCTCGGCTTCGGCGACGACGAACTCGCCGACCTGCTGGACGATCCAGACTTCGCGCCAAGCGCCATAGGTGACCAATCCCGACTGGACGAACGATCCCCCGTCACATGCCCGGAATGCGGCCATGTCTTCGCCCCGTCCTGAACTCAAACTCGATTGGTGCTCGCACGAAGCCGCACGCTATGCCTGCGAGCGGTGGCACTACAGCCGATCGGTTCCGGCCGGGAAAAACGTCTATCTGGGCGTGTGGGAAAGTTCCACCTTCATTGGCGCGGTAATCTTCGGCATGGGATCCGGAAATTCCACCAACGGCGCCAGGTTCGGCCTGCGCGATCGCTTTGAAGTCGCCGAACTGGTCCGAATTGCGCTGCGGCGACACCACAACGCGGTGTCGCGTGTTATTGCTATTGCGGTGCGGTTTATCCGTCGCCAAAGCCCCGGCCTGCGGCTGCTGATCAGTTTCGCGGACCCAGTGCAAGGACACCATGGCGGCGTCTATCAGGCATCCGGTTGGCAATATACCGGCTTCACCAAGTCGGACGTTCTCTACCGCATCCGCAGCGGCTGGGTGCATCATCGCACGGCTACGGCGAAGGGGAGCGCCGCCGGTCTGCAATCGCGGCCCATTCCTCCAAAACACCGTTATCTGCTGCCACTCGACGCCGAAATGCGCCAGCGCATAGCGCCGCTAGCCAAACCATACCCAAAGCGTGTGAAGCAGGCCACGGACGGGCACCACCCGGCCAGCGACGGGGCAGCACCGATCCACACGCTCCAAATACCGGAATCGACTTATGCGGAATCTTAGGAAGCCGTCGCCCCAACTAAAGAATGGACCGGCGCCAGGTGAAGGCGGCGCTCCGGTCAAAGAAGTCGACGTGAAAACTGCCGAACGACTTGCTCTTATCCAGTGCACAGACATAGAAATGGCGCTTTGTCTTGGCGTATCTGTTGATACACTTACACGCCGCAAGCAGGCCGATGCACAATTTGCGGAAACCATCGAGCGCGGCAGAGCCAACGGCCGCATGTCTCTGCGCCGCCGCCAGTTCGAGAAAGCCTTGGCCGGCAGCGATACCATGCTCATATGGCTTGGGAAGAATATCCTCGGCCAGCGCGATAAGCACGAGTTCAGCGGCGATCCCGACAATCCGTTGACGGTGCGTTACGTCGTCGAAGTGCCGCCCGATCCCGAAAGCGAGGATGACTGGCATCGCCGATACGCACCGCTCACGATCGACCATGATCCGGTCAAGGGTTAAGCCATGAGCGAAGTCCGCACCGAAGTCGTCTGGACGGCGCAGCCTGGCCCGCAAGAGGCGTTCCTCAAGAGCACGCATTTCGAGGTGTTCTTCGGCGGGGCACGCGGTGGAGGCAAGACCGACGCGGTGCTCGGCGAGTGGGTAACGCATGCCGCGAAGCATGGCCCCGACGCCATCGGCCTGATGGTGCGCCGGACACGCACCGAATTGCTGGAGACGTTTGAACGCGCGCGGACGATCTACACCAAACTCGGCGCCACCGCCACGGTCAACCCGATGCGCTTCAACATGCC